CTACAGGGGCGCATCGCTCTGCGATACTCTGTAAGTTACCAACGGGTAGATATACCCTACGTGAATCAGTACTTCATCACATTCAGATAATCAAACAGTTGTTTTGTTCTTTTATTTTCTTTTCGTCTCATCAGTAATAACACCAACAGATGTTTAGATTGTTTCATCTGTGAGACAGCCAGTCCTGTACAAAATCTAAAAACAGGACTGCCATTATGCGTCTTATGGACTTGACGGTGACAACTGATTTACAAAAACCACCCGCTATCAATAGATGCGGTAGTATTCGCCACAAATCAGGGATCAACCCATCACATAATCCAATAGACTCTACCGCAGCTAACGCGGCCTATTCATACACGTTTTCGTCATTATTAGCATCAGACGCTACGAGGTACACATCTCCAAGGGCCTTCGCCGTTAGTGGGGGCCTTTGTAGTGATACACTTTCGTAGTAGTGCCTAAGTGTCGAAAACGGTGCATGTGCGAAGAGTGTGTGTTACATTGAGATATAAACAGATCATCTATGCTCATATGGGAGTTAACCCTCAGCCACACTCACTTTTTTTGTTACATGACTCATTTTATATGCTCTAGCTATGTCTCTGTGTACTATCACTTCTGTGTTATTGTATATTATATTAAGTGATAAGAAGTTGGATACGTTATCAGTTACTAGATATTCATCTTCTCTACATATGAGTCCCAAACCATGTTCTATGAAGCCCGGTGTTGAGGTATAACACTTCCAGAACCATTTTGTGAATTTAGGTATCCACTGCGGATGCATTAGTATTAAGGCGTCATCTCCAGAGACCAGCCTTCTGTAACAATTTTCAGGCACACCAGCTTTGTGTGCTATATAGTCGATATACGATAGGACTCTCAGTGTATTCCCTAAAGTTGTCCTGTTTGCCACTCCTGACAGTACCGTTCCCCTAATATTAAAATCTAACATTTTTGTTGTTGTTCCGGGGTAGTATGCGTAAACGTAGTATTCTGTTCTTTTTAATGCTTATTTTATTTACTACATTGTGATTGTATCCTCGTCAGTTTTCATGTGCATATCGACAAAGTGCCTTTCTATGAATCTATTATCTACGGCTTTTAGTAATTCTTCATGTTGAGCCGAATCATGTTGTGCTCCATCAAATGTTATGAACTTAAAGAGTCCCAATTCATCAGCGAATTTTTTAATTGTTTTGGCTACTTGCTGATGATTCTTTTAGAAGCAGAAACCTTCATCCATTGCTGCTAAGTTTAGGTAATACTGACTATAATGGCCAACCATGGCCCTGAATTCACGTTAAGGTGATATGATGCATCTCGATCTAATATTATCACCTAGATTCATCTCGTCAGTCTTCATCATAGCTTGCATAGCTGTAGGTATATGCCATTTCTTCTAATATTCCTCTTTTCCTTGCTCATAGTCGAGCCTTTACCCGGTTGTACGGGTGTTCATATATTACTCCCAAGTGGGCATGTATGCATAATCAGTTAGATGGTCCCACTTTTTAACCCAGGTATCCTTTATATAACCGTTGAAATCCTTCAGTCTGTATGAATCGGGTCTGTTAAAACATTACAATTATCGTCCCAATATTGCCCACACTAACGCTTTG